TGTTAGAATAATCAGCATTTAGTCTAACATAATCTTCTAACGTCCCACCTGTCTCGTTCATAAACGTAACAAGTTTTTCAATGTTTTCAGGAAGAGGAGTTCCAGCTACTTTATTATCTCTAATAGCTTCTTCTACTTCTTGCTTAACTTCTTTTACTTCTTCTTCTGTTATTTCTTGAATAATTGGGTTTTCATCTTGAATGGAGCTTTCCCCTGATGATACTTGTTCACCCACTTCTTGTACAGCTCCGGCTCGTTGATCTTCAACCACGTTTGCTGCTTCTTGCTCTGTATTGGCATTTTCTTCAGATTGTTTTTCTTCTGAACCAATTACCACTTTGGTAACTTCTTGTTCTTCATTTTTTTTCTCTACTGGTGTAGATAAATCGACCTTGATAGGTCCATCTTGTGTTTTACCTAGATCCTTAGGCTTTGTTTTTTTACCTTTTAGAGAGAATTCTCCCTCTTGCTTTTCTTGTGACATAATATAATATAATTAAATAGTTAAAATTTATTCTTACTTAGGACCAAACTGTTCTAGTCCAAATCCACTAAGATTATCAAAACCAGCAGACTCGAAGTTTTTAGGTAGCTCGTCGTTTTGTCTCTGAGCTATAAGTTCAGACTGTTGAGTAGCTTGTATTCTAGTCCTTTCGTCTTTGCGATTCTCAATCTCAGACTCTTTGTTTTTTTCTACGTCTGCTCTAGCTTTTGCCAGCTGTAACTGGTAGCTAAACTCTTCAGCCATTAACTCTCTTTTTATTTGAGCTTCTGTCTGCATACGTTGTATCTCGAACTGAGATTTAGCTTGCTCTATACTAACTTTTTCTTGAGTAAGAGCTTGTTGTTTTTGAACCTCAGCCATAGCAGCAGCTTCACTAGCTTGAGCGTTAGCCTGTGCTTGAGCTTGTATATTAGCTTGAGCTTGTTCTTGCTCTCTTTGTTGTTTTTGTTGTTGTCTAAGCTTTATATATTTATTAGCCAGCTTAGTATTTTTTATTTCTCTTATATCAATAGCATCAGATAAAGATATCGCTTGAGTTTGTAAAGCCATTTGAACATTTTGCTCTAATTTAGCTTTTTCTTCCTCTTCAGGCTCTAATTCTAAGCTTATACCAAAATCATGAAGCTGTAGACTTACAAGCTCTTGCAACGTGTTAGTATTGAAAGTGCTTATAGAATTAGCTAAAGAATTTCTAAGCAAAGGGTTCTTGAGAACATCAGCCGCTTTTAAACTAATGTTTTCACAAACTCTAAGACCTACATATAATAAAGAACTCAGTATATGTCTAGTAGCCGTGTTAGACGCGTTAGCTGCTAACTTCTGTAATCCTAGTAAAGAATCTTTATCAGGCATAGAACCATCTCTGGCTTCGTTAAGACCAGTTACGTCTCTAATCATTTTTAAGTAATACTCATATGTACCAATTAAACTTTGTATTTTACCTTGGCCAGATGAAGAAGCTAATTCTTGTACTGGTACTTTACCAGCATTCATACCTCCTTCTTGAGTTAAAGATCTACCAACAACGCTACCTGTTTGGAAATACATGTTAAGCGCTTCTGCTGGATTATAGTTTGTCCCATTACCTAGATCAACCTCAGCTAAACCGTCCATATCTAAGAAAACACCATCTGGCACTATCCTAGACATTACTTGTTGAAGTTTTAAGTGGGTTAACTGAATCATATCAGCAAAGCCAGTTATTCTGCTTACAATAGACTCAATTCTACCTTTATACATTCTAGGAGCTGAAATACAGTAGTTCATTTCTACTTTAGTAGAATCTGCAATTGGTCTCGTCATGTTCTCCGCCAGCTTCCACTCTAACATATGATTGTTACCTAGCACTTTGGCTCCGGTATATAAGACCTCTATAGTTCTTGAAACTCTTTCAAAATTGTCGTTAACTGGAGGGTTGAAATCACTTGTTTTTTGTATAGCTTTCTCTAAACCATTCTCTGTTCTTTTAATTTTAAAAACTTGATCTTGATACGTTTTATATTCGAAGTACATTACCTGCACAGTGTTTGAATCGTAATTACCCCAGCCTGTTACGTACTGAGAATTACCAGGCATTGATTGTATTTTCTGAAGTTCTTCATCGGATATATCTGGAAACTGTTTCTTTAGTTCAGCAATGGTTATTGATTTAACTTCTCCGACATAATAAATATCTTCAAAGTTTGGATCTTCAGTATACGAATAAACCATGTAAGCTGGATCAACATATTCAACCTTGATACCTTCGGCTTTATTAAAATTTGTTTTAGTAGAACATATCCCTAAAACAGTTAAATCGTAAGCTAATCTCTTTTTAGTTTGCTCATATTTATTTACAGCCAACGTATTGTCTATAAGTTCTTCTTCTGCTATCTCAACAGTTTGCTTATAACTCATCTGCATGTAAAGATCTAGTTCTTCTTGACTAGCAGGTAAATCGCTAGGGTTTGAAACATTATATAGATCTAATCCAAGATCACTCTTGAAGTTTTCTAAAGTTTGTCTCATATTGACATCTCTAGAAACAGCTTTAGCGTATTTTGATTTTTGTTCTACAGAAAAAGGATCTTGAGCAACCGTTTGAATATCGTATGACTTGTTAGACATTCCGTTGACAACAATATCTACAAACTTAGGTATAACTGGTACGGGCTTCCAGTCTAAGTTTAGATAAGATAAATCTCCATTTATTGATAACTCGTCTTTATATTTAGCTATTGATTGTTCACCTCTAGCATATAATCTAAGTTGGTGAAAATTACTATAGCTTTGAGCATATCTGTTTCCAGAACGACCCTCTTGAAACCACTCTCCTTCGATAGCTCTAGCGACTTGAATCCCGTAATCTAAGCTTGCTTTAACTTCATCACTAACCACTTGGCTAGGGAAAGAGCTATTAGTATTGGTGTATACTTTCATTTATCTTATAATTTTTGACGATGTACCTTTGTTATCGTATCGTTTTATACCTAAATTTATTTTCTTGTATTCTTTTTTTGCCACAGGAGTATATCTGTTTTTGTTACAAGCCATTATAGCTAAACCAGAGCTAATAGAAGCATCATGCTTTGTTCTGTTATTTATGTTAAACTTAGCCCAGTCTTCTAATGTTCTTTGAAAATACATATTACCGTAACCGTTAGGTGTATTACCAACGTTTTCTTCTACATATGTTTCAATAGCAGCTGCGTGAGCCTGTTTCATATCTTCACTGGAGTTTGGCACTCCACCTATTTCTCTTTCTGTAACAGATAATTTGTTATACACTTTATCTGGTCTATTCATTGCGAAACCTCTGTAACCTCTTCTTTTGAAGTGGTATAGTAATCTAGGTTTGTTGTTCTCGCACAATATAGGCATTCCGTAGAATACACAAGCCATCAACACATCTTCGAAAAATATTTCAGCTGTTTGAGGTCTAGCTATATATTCCAAGAAAAATAAGTTTGGTGGTACGTTTTCCATTGAAAACTTTGTTAAGCCGTGTAGAGATCCGTTAGAACCTCTCTTATCAACTGTACCTGATATATCATAGCTATCACAACCGAATGCTCCGCAATGCTCATTACCCGCGTGCTTTACACCGTTTTTAACTATTATTCTATTCTGTAAACTAACTGGTGGAACCCAAGATATTTTGAATCTACCATCTTTGTTTGGGTAGAATAAAACCCTACTATCTTTAACACCATCTTCCCACATGAAGCTACCGGTTGTAATGGTAGCTGTGTTATGTAGATCAGCGTTGTAATCTATTTGTTCGTATATCTTTGTTAAATTAAATAAAGATTCTTTTGCCTCGTCTCTAAAAGCGTGTTCCTCTGTTCGAGGAAATTGACGATAGTATTCATTTAAGCCGTCTTGATCATCTTTTAGACCCTCAACTTCGTTATGCCAATGCTCTATTACTCCGTTAGTTATTATTTCACCGCTGGGGTCTATAGTTTCTTTCTTGGGGTTGTCGAATACAGGTAGTCCATAAGCATCAATGAATCCTTCGTAGTTCCACTCCATAGGAATGAACAAACTATATAATCCCGAACTAGTCTGTCCATTGCGGTTTCTTTTTTCGACATTTGAAGCATAGTAAAGTTTTTTAAAGTTTCCACCACCTTTTTCTAAAGCGTTAGAGGTTGAGCCCATCATGCATTTACCAACTATCCTACTACCTAACCTTAAACAAGTTTTTGTAACTCGCCAGTTATTTAGTATGTTATCTGGCCGTTCCCATTTTCCACTTTCATCGTGTACCAATAGTTTTAATTTTTCACCATCATAGGAGTTGTCTCCTGTATTCTTCCAGTCAATAGTTGTATCTAATCCTTCTAGTTCCTCCTCGGTTTCACCTTCGTTAAGTTTACGTCTGGTGAGCCTTGATGCGGGTACTCTATAAGCGAGCTCCGTTTTTGGGCGATCCATTCCGTCTTGTATTGGCTTGAAGAAGAACGGGTAGTTAATAGAGATGGGTACAACTTTATCTGTGAACATTTTCTTAGCATCGGAGCCAGATTTGGACAATATCCCAAACCGTGAATCCGTTGATATCGTTGCCATGTTAACT